AATGTGCTTTTGCATCAATTGGTGACGGCTTAACAGATACAGATGCTTCTAACTTATATACAGCAGTTCAAGCATATCAAACAACACTAAGCAGACAAGTATAATGGAAGGAAGAATAGTAACAAACGAACAAGCAGAACAATTACAAGGAGTATTTTTTGACTCAGATACATTCTTTAACTTTGTGCAAGATATTAATGATTCTTACTTTTTATTTTTGAGTAGCTCAGATGAAGTTGACATAGCACCGACTGAGTATGCTTACTTATTAGAGATACCCTTGAGTCCTTATGTACCTAAAACTACTAACTAATGGCATACGCAAATAACGGAGAATTTAATGTGCTCTATCCTACAAGAAGAAGGATGGCTAACATACTTAAGAGAATACTTAGAAATGATATAGTAGCTGGTCAAGGTACATTGGTAGAGTCAATAAGAATCAATGCTAAGATAACCAGTTTTGAGAAGTTAGAAATACAGATAGTAGCAATGTACTACTTTATTTTTCTTAATAATGGTGCTTTCTTGTGGAATGGTGGAGTAATTACACCTAGAGACTACGTCAATCAATTCACACAAGAGTTAAATAGCTCAGGAATAACAGCAGAAATTTACTCTCAATATACAGAATGGTTAACAAAGCGTTATCCTATCCTTAAAGTAGCTGATATACTTGAAAAGAATCAAAGAATTACATACACATTTGAAGCACTTGATCCACCTGAAGGATTCAAGGTAGGCTATCCTTTAGACGTTTAATTCTTTCTTCATTGCTAACATATTAAAGGTCATGATAAGTGGTAAGTTGAGGACTTCCTTAAATTTTGTTAAGTCTTCATTGCACAAGCTGTAGACTAGCCTCTCCCATCCCCATTTGAGCTCACTCTTTTTAAGTTGTATGTCTTTGGACTCCTGAGAAGTGGTAGGTTTCTCATCCTCCTCATCCTCTTCGCTCTCATCATGGAATAAGTTGCCATAGGTTTCCATAAAATTCTCCCTAAAAGCTATGAATTCAGGCACAATTCCATAGATGTCATTGATGCTATAGTCTTCAAAGAGCTCAAATCTTTGTCTAGGACTGAAGTCATAAGGCTCATACACAGTGACACCCCATTGATTAGTAGACTTTTGTCTATAAAAGATAGATGCAATGTGGCCAATGTGTTGATTATAGTCCTTAGAGAAGTAGAATTCAAGGTCAATATATTCACCAATGGTCAATTTATCTAGTGGCTTGAAGTGGTAGTCATCTACCTGGTGCTTGTATTGCTTAGATGGCTCAGAGTTAACAAACTTTATCTCCTTAATTAGAGCACTTACATCTTCAATATCAAGGTCTTCAAGGTCTTCTGAGCTGACATCCGCAAGCACAGCCAGTATCTCTACTTCTCTATTGAAAACTTCAGGGATGGTATACAGCTCTCTAATTTCTTTGAACTGTAGAACATCAATCTCACTCCAAGATTTCGGTAGGTGCATCCTTAGGTATGTGTTTAGATAACTTTTGACCAATCTCCACCAGGTAAGGCACAGCTATCTCAGCTTTTAATTCTCTAATTAACTTAGATTTCAACTTGATGTGTGCATCTGAGTAGTGCTCTACCTTAGTCAAGTCAGTACGCTTGAATAGAACTGCTAACAACTCAGAGACATAGCCTTTATGCTTTGAGTTCATAATTTTCTCAATTGACTTAGTGTCTTTAACTGAGAGCTTAAACTTATCCTCAAATGCAGTATAAGTGTAGCCATCAATCTCAAGTGAGCTCACTAGCTCAGGCTTGCCAGTCACATCATTAAAAGATTTTACTATTTCTTTGAACTCTTCAATCTCTACATCATCCCATTTGATTGTGGGCACTCCTAAGAATTCAAACACTTGCAAATGCTTATCAATGACATCTAGCTCAATGTCAGCATGGATAGTTGTGATTGTTTCAAATTGTTGTACTGTCAACTCATTCAGTTGGTTAGGTACGTCAAAGCCTAAAATATTTACCATAGATTTTAATTTTTAACAAATATAAGAACTTTTACAATATAGGCATGGATAGACCAGTCTATAAAATTACAATTGAGGATGAATATGCTGATGGTGAGAACTTAGGTATTGAAATGATTGCATTTACTTCTAAGCCTGCAATAAAGGTTAAAGGTATGGCTTTCAATTCTCATGTAGCAATGGCATTCAAGGATGATGTAAAAATGAGAGTTGTTGCACCAGCAATGATTCCTATGAACATCTATCGTAAAGATGAAGATGGAGAGGAGTATGACGTTCAATTCTCAGCTGAGGTGATTGAACAGATACATACTAAGTTCATGCAGAATCTACAGAATAAAGACATCTTTAACTTAGAGCATGACACTACTGAGAAAGTCCCAGCTTACATCCTAGAGGCTTGGATAGTAGATAGTCCTACAACTGACAAAGCATTCACTACTTATGGCATTGAAGTACCTAAAGGCACATTGATGCTAACAAGTCAAGTGACAGATAGAGCTTACTATAATGAGCTTGTTGAGTTAGGTCAGGTAGGTTATTCTATTGAAGGCTTTTTAGGTATGAAATTATCGGAACAAATTAAATTAAATACTATGAAATTACCTGATGGAGAGCATCTAATCGGTGACAAAATCTACATTGTTACAGATGGAGAAGTTGTTGAGATTAAAGATGTACCAACCGAAATGACTGCTGATCCAGTAGCTGAAGAAGAAGAAGCTGTAGCGGCTGAAACACCAGTAGCTGAAGAAGAGGATGCAGAGGCAGACACAGCAGTAGCTATGGCTGTTGACCCAGCATTAGATGCTGAGGCTATTATCTCTATTGTACGCCCTTTATTAGAGGAGCACATGAATTCAGTTATTGCTATGATAGCTGGATTGAAAAATCAAATTGAAGAATCTATAGCATTAGAGACTGAAGAAGAAGAAGTAGCACCAATGGCAATGAGCTCGCATGAAAAGTTCAAAGAATTTGTAAAATTTTCAAAATCAAAATAAAATGAATCGTAACCTAAAATTTAACTTGGATGTAGACGCTAATGCGTTGTTAGCAGCCAACCCTGAGGAATTCTACTCTAAGGCATATTTGTCTTCTCCTGATATTCCCAACAACTTTAGAACTTTACCAGGTGTAAAGTCAAAAACCAAATTAGCTAATGTAGTTTTTGGTCAAGTATTGCAAGCATATAACTGTGGCTTTTCTCCTAGTACAGATGTACTTGATGCTATTGACATCGATGTATGTTCTTTAAGTGCAATGGCTGAGCTTTGTCAATTTGACCTAGAGCAATCATTTTTAGCTCTTCAAATGACTAAAGGATCTAATGGTGATTTCACTGTAGCATCTTTCATGTCATATTACTGGAATGAAATGGCTATGGTTATTGGTCAAGACATTGAGTTACTAAGATGGCAAGGTAACACTGGTGGTGGTGATCCATTATTAGAGTTATGTATGGGATACTTATTCCCAATGTTCTATGATGCGGCTATTACTGGCTTGTACGATGGTGTAGTAACTACATCAAATGTATTGACAGTTATGGAATCTGTATTGAATGCGGCTCCTAATGCAATTGTACGAAGAAAATCTGACTTAAGATTTTATGTATCTACCAATGTAGCTAATGCTTACGAATTGAAAGCGGCACAAGGTAACACGCAGACTTTCGTTACTTTACCTTTAGGATTGACTTTCTTAGGTATCAATGTAGTGACTTGTGAAGGTATGCCTGATAACACAATCTTGTTGACTTTGAAGAACAACCTTATCTACTCATTTGATGCTGAAGGTGATTCTAAAGCGTTGAAAGCAATTAACTTATCTGATTCAATTGCTGAGCCAGTGTTGAGAACTCGTGCTAACATGAAGGTAGGTTTCCATTACACAAACCCATCTGAGATAGTGTTGTACAACGAATTCTACATCTAAGACATATAAGGGAGGTGGTAACATCTCCCTATTTTTTAACTTTAAAATATAAGAAAATATGTGTGATGCACTTCAAACCATTCAAAAAAGTTGTGACAACAACACTGGTGGTATTTACAAATTTTACGTCAACCTACAAGATAATGTAGACATGACAACCTTGTCAGTTGACCCAGCTAATGACTACCTAATTGACACACTTGACTTAGTAGGTGGAGCTGATCCATTCATTGAGTTTGAGTTCAGACGCAACACTTCAGGCTACACAGAAGACTCAAACATTGACCTAATCAATGGCTCTTCATTTGTAACTCAGACAATTAACCTAATGTTTCACAGACGTGAGTCAATCAAGTCTAGTGCTATCAAAGTACTTGGCTCAGGTCAGCAGTACTTAAGTGGCATTGTTCAAGATGCAAATGGCTTATACTGGTTTTTCCCATTCTTGCAGTTGACTGCTACTGGAGAAGGCTCAGGAACAGCTAGAGCAGATGGTTCTAAGTACTCAGTAACTTTGCTTGCAGAAAATGAGTTTTTAGCTTACCAAATGGAAGAGTCAGTAGTGACTGCTTTATTGGTGGCTCCATAATCTATTCTTTTCTCCATAGATAAAGAGGCCTTGCAGAAATGTAAGGCTTTTTTTTAATTAAAATTTTCGTGTAGTACAATATAGGTATGATTTATCTTGAGAAAGACTCAACCAATAGCTTTGTGCTGACCTTAACTGAGGTCACAACACTATCAA